GTACTTGTCTTTATTCCGTTCACGCATACAATAGAACTGCTCAGCGACTATTTGAGAGGGGCAGGTATTGTCTGCGATATCATAAATGGGGCTGTCCCCGTCTCTAGACGAACGGAAATTTTTAAACGATTCCAAGAAACACCATACCCTAAAGTCCTTCTAATTCAACCCCAATCAGCAGCACACGGTGTTACTCTTACTGCCGCAGACACAATTATTTGGTATTCCCCAGTTACATCAATTGAAACTTATTTGCAAGCTAATGCTCGTATTGACCGACAGGGACAAAAAAATAAAATGACTGTTGTGCATATTAAGGGTTCTCCCGTAGAAGCAAGGTTGTATAACATGCTACAGAGTAAATTAGATGTTCATGATAAACTAATTGACCTTTATGAAAAAGAAATAGAAGAAGACGCTTGACAAAGTAAATTAGTAGTTGTAGTATTAATTAACAGCCAAAGAGCTGTAATTGAAAATGAAAGGAAGGTATGTCTGAAATAACCGTAGATCAAATTGTAGAAGTCTATATCAAGATTAGAGACGCACGAGATGAAGAGCGTCGTAAAGCTGAAGCTATTGAGGTTGATTTTCAAACACAGCTAAATACTCTTGAACAACAAATGCTGGAAGTATGCAAAACCACTGGGGCTACAAGTCTTAAAACCCCGCATGGCACAGTAATGCGCACAGTTAAAAGTCGCTATTGGACTAATGACTGGGAGAAGTTTTACCAATTTATGTTTGATAACCATCTTCCCGATTTACTTGAGAAGCGCATACATCAAACAAACATGAAGCAATTCTTAGAAGAAAACCCCGACCTGCTACCACTCGGGCTAAATGTGGATAGCGAACACTCGATAACTGTAAGGAGAAGTAAATGAGCGAAGTCACTCTATTTAACCAAAATTTACCCGACTATTTAAAAGATGTACAACTTGATGATATTACCCGTGCCCTTGTTGGTAATGGTGGTAGCAAACGTATTTCATTGCGTGGTGGAAAGTTTCGCATGGTTGTTAATGGCGAAGAAATTTTAACCAGCAACAGCGAGTCATTAAATGTAGTTATTGTTAATGCTGCTAAAGATGTATCCCGTACTTTTTATGTTGGTGCATATAACCCTAAAGCAGATGCAACACCTCCTGATTGCTGGTCTAACAATGGCATTACACCTGATGCGTCTATTGAAGAACCTCAACACCATAATTGCGCTGAGTGCCCACAAAATATTAAAGGTTCAGGTGCAGGTGGGGGTCGTGCATGCCGTCACTTCCGCCGTGTTGCAGTAGCTTTAGCGGACGACATTGGTGGTGATGTGTATCAGTTAACTCTTGCTTCTAAATCTATTTTTGGTAAGGGTGATTTGAACCATATGCCGTTTGAGCAATATGCTAAGTATGTTGGTTCACAAGGCTATAACTTAAATACACTGACTACTGAAATGCGTTTTGATTCAGATTCAGATACTGCTAAGCTGTTCTTTAAGCCATTGAAGTTTTTATCTAAAGACCAATGGGAAGTTGCTAAACGCCAAGGCGATAGCCCGTCTGCTAAAAAAGCTATTGAGATGAGCGTACCCAAAGCCGACAATGCTCCTAAATTAGTTGCCCCTGCACATATTCCTAAAGCAGAGTTTGCTCCAGAAGCAGAGCCAGCCGAAGTAGCAGAGCCTAAGAAACGTGCTGAGAAACAAGCTGCTGCACCTGCACCTAAGAAAGACCTAAAGGCAATCATGGGTGACTGGAGTAAAGAGACAACATGAGCCTAAGAGGTTACAGCTATCTACTTGTGAAAGCTAACAAAGCTGCTGATTCTAAGCATGTCGGAGTTAAGCTAGGTAGGTTTTGCATTACCAATGATATTGAAGTTGCACGAGTTGCCGCAGTATTAGGTGTAAGTCGTATGACGATATATCAATGGTTTACAGGCAAAGCTATGCCTCACAAAGATAAAGTAGAAAAAATAGAAAAGCTATTAAGTAAATAGTTTACCCCCGGGGCAGCTAGTTTGACGGAACGAAAAGGGAGATGCCAATTCCCCTGCTGCCCTTCCTTTCTTTGGCATTTGAGGTGATATGGCGACAACAGACTTATTAGATGCGGTACTCCCTACAGAAGGGTGGTATTGCATTGTCGGTTTAAAACAAGAGGGGCATCCTAGGCAGGTATTTGTACAGTCTTTGGTAGAGGCATCCGATGAAATAACAAATTTGTTAGATCAAAAATACGATGTGTATTTTGCTTGTGCTAAATATGAAAACGATACCGACGGTCGCACACAGAAAAATAGCGCATACTTTAAATCGTTTTGGCTAGACATTGATTGTGGTATAGATAAAGATTTAACTGGCAAAGGCTATGTAGATCAAACTACTGGCTTAGAAGAACTCAAAAAGTTTTGTAGTAACAATTTTTTACCCTTACCTACAGTTGTAAATTCAGGTCGTGGTATTCATGCTTATTGGATACTAAAAGAAACAATTAGCCGTGCTGAGTGGAAACCCGTTGCCGACCGCCTTAAGGCTTTGTGTGAAGAACAGCAGTTTAGGGGAGACCCATCACGCACTGCTGAGAGCGCTTCTATTCTTAGAGTTCCGGAGACGCTTAACTTTAAGCAAGATCCCCCACTTCCTGTAGAGATTTGGCAGTTAGCTGAGGCTACTTCATACGAGGATATTAAAGCTGCTATCGGTGTATTAATTGCTCCTGACTATATACCCCGCCAATTAAGCGCAAGTACCCAAGCTATGTTTAGTAATCGTCAAAGTCGTTTCCGTACGATTATGATGAAGACTACTGAAGGCGTAGGATGTGCGCAACTAGAGCATATAGCTCTTAACCAAGAAAGTATTGAGGAACCATTATGGAGAGCAGGATTATCTATTGCCGCTCATTGCGTAGATGCAGATGAAGCGATCCACATTATTTCGAGAAACCACCCGGAATACTCCGCTGACCAAACAGAGCGCAAAGCTAGATCGACTAAGGGGCCGTACACTTGCGCCACTTTCGAAAAGCTTAACCCAACGGCATGCAAAGAATGCCCGCACAAAGGTGAGATATCGTCTCCGATATTGCTCGGTTCTGAAATTGCGGCTGCTCCCAAGGATGCTCCTATCGTTCAAGAAACTCCTGACGGTGCAAAGCAGACTTTCCATGTACCCGAGTTTCCTTTCCCATTCTTCAGAGGAAAAAACGGAGGCGTTTATAGGCATCCAATAGAAGAGGACGAAGAAGCTGAGCTAGTTTATGAACATGACTTATATATTGTTAAACGGCTACATGACCCTGCTAAAGGCGACTCTATTTGGATTAGATTGCATTTGCCAAAAGATGGTGTAAAAGAATTTGCTATGCCTTCTACTGAGGTAATGGCGCTTGATAAATTAAAAGAAAGATTAGGTTGGCACGGCGTTATGGGCGGTAAAAAGCAGATGGAAAACATCATGCACTACATCATTACGTTTGCTAAAGATTTACAACATAGAGAGAAAACAGAAATTATGAGAACACAATTTGGTTGGACTGAGGATAATTCAGAGTTTATTCTTGGCGATAAAGAAATCAGCGCAGGTAAAGTTACTTACAGCCCCCCTTCTAGCGCTACAGGTAGCCTAGCAAACTGGATACAACCGACTGGGTCATTGGCCGACTGGCAAAAGATCATTAAAGTTTATGACCAAGAGAAGTTTGAACCGCATGCATTTGGTTTTTTTACAGCATTTGGCGCACCACTACTTAAGCATTTAAATTTGCGGGGGGCAATTATTAACTTGGTGAACAATACTTCCGGCACAGGTAAGTCTACAGTTTTGAAGATGTGCAATAGCGTGTATGGACACCCCGATGAGTTAATGTTGCAATGGAAAGATACTCCTAACTCCATGATTCATCGTTTAGGTATTATGAATAACTTGCCTGTAACCATTGATGAAATTACTAAACTAAGTGGGGACAGCTTCTCCGACCTAGCCTATGGCATTTCACAAGGGCGAGGCAAAAACCGTATGCAACAACATTCTAACGCCGAACGTATTAACTCTACCAAATGGGCTACGATTGCGCTATGTAGTTCTAACGCTTCCTTCCAAGATAAGTTGGCTTCCTTAAAGGCTACCCCCGACGGCGAGTTTATGCGCTTGCTAGAGTACCGCATTGAGATGACTGATATTCTTTCTAAGGAAGAAGCCGACGCTTTATTTAATGGACTTTATTCAAACTATGGACATGCTGGTTTGGAATATATTAAATATTTAGTTGATAACTTAGAGACTGCTATTGATACAGTTATTGAAGTTCAGAAAAAAATTGACGAGGAAGTCGGCTTAACTAACCGTGAGCGTTTTTGGTCTGCAGTTGTTTCTTGTAATATTGCTGGCGCATTAATGGCTAAAGACTTGGGCATCCTTCCTGATTTTAATATCGGTAGGGTATATCGCTGGGTTGTAAAAGAACTTCATAATATGCGGGCAGAGATTAAACCGCCGACAGCTACAAATCAAGCTAGTGTTATTGGCGAGTTTATGAATGAGCACCGTGCTTCTACTTTAGTTATTAACGGCGAAGCAGACGCTAGGTCTGGCATGGAGCAACTACCTATTGTTGAGCCTAAGTTTAATGACTTGTTTATCCGTATAGAACCTGACAATAAAAAACTCTATATCAATGCCAAACAGCTACGGGCGTATTGCTCTAAACACCAAATTACTTTAAAGGAAACTCTTAAAGGTCTTGAAGTGGATAACATATATCTTGGTCAAGTTAAAAAGCGTTTATCCAAAGGTACAAAGTTGCAGTCCCCTCCGATTGATGCTTACGTATTTAACCTAGCTAACGATAATTTCTTAGACGCTGGCACTTACATAGAGGCTGCAAAGAACGTACCTGATGCTGATTCACGGGATAAACTTTAGAGTTAACTGGGCTAAGTTTATAGTCGGCGCTTCTTTCTTTGTTCCTTGTTTAAATACGGAAGATGCGCTGGCTGAGGTTAAACGCACTACAAACCGCCTTAAGTATCGGATTAAATCTCTTCCAGTAATAGAACATGGAGTATATGGCTTGCGTATATGGCGTATTAAGTAGTATTATCGGGGCGTAGTCGTTGGTTTCGGCTACTCCTTTCGAGTGATATTTTGGTCCCGCCCTAAAAAGCGGGACTTTTTTAATCTGGATTTCCGTAGGCGTTCATCTCACCAATCTGCCCAATAAGTTTCTTATTGATATGCGCCCCACCAGTTCCTGCTGCAAGAGCACGTTGCTGGTACCTACGTTTAATTGAAGCCTGTAAATTTTTTACCGTAATAGCCGCACCAGGATTAGAGACGTTAAATCTAATAATTTTTTCGGTTATGCGGTTTTGTAAGTCTTCATCACTAGTATCAATAGCCATAAAATAGGCGTTAAGTAAATCTTGGTGTTTCTTAAGTATTTCTTGTTCAGCACCTTTCATTTCAATGTTAGCTTTTTGTTTTTGGGCTAATCGTTCTGGGCTAAATCCAAGTGCTTGAGTGGCTATTTCTACAGCGCTAAAGTCATCAATTAATACATCGCCACTAAGGGTTAATGCCCCTTCGTTACCAAATCTAGCAGCTTTAAGTGAGTTTTTAATAATTGCTGGGGTCACTGTTTCAAGAGCTCTATCGTAATGGCCCTGATTAACTTGATCTATTGCTTTAAAAACAGATACTCCTAGACCTACCGCGGGTCCCATTAAGCTAACTATATATGCTTGTGCCGCACTTTCCATGTCAGGGCTTTTGCGATTATCCCTAAACCACATATCATTTAAGCTCATGCGGTCGGCGAGGTTAACTCCAGTAACTTGAGATGCTACACCACGAGAGATAGAATCACCGACTGCACCGCCAAATGTTTGGGCGCACCAATTTTTAAACCAATTATCAAAATCAAATGGTTTATCTTTTTCATCTTCGTCTTCAAATGCTGCATGCAATACTTCCATTAATGCGGAGAATGCAGCCCATCCAGGTAAACCAGTAGCCCCTGCAAATAAGAACGTGG